TAAAATTCATGGTAATGGATTATTTGCAAAAGTAAATATTACAGAAGGTGAAATAATTACTTTTTATCCATGTGATGTATTAGCATTTTACCCTGATAAAAATAGAATTAAAGATGGTCATAAATACGGATTAATTTGTTCAGATGAATTAGCTAATAAATATAAAAAGAATAAAGATTATTATAATTGTTATGCATATGATGTAAATGATTCATATTCTATAATTGGATTTCCTGAAATTAATGATAATCCTTCATATTTAGGACATATTTGTAATGATGGTGCTAGAGGTCATAGTGAAAAAGATAAAGATATATATAATAAATTAAATAATTCATAACCTTCCAATGTTATATTCTTATTTAAATAATTTTTTTCGAAATCTGATTTAAATTTATCAAAATTTTTTTTAATAATTTCTTTTAGAACTAATAAATAATTTAATTTATCTTTTTCATTTTCTTTCAGATATAATGGATCTTTTTCAAAATTATATCTATAATATTTATCTAGCTTTATTATTGTCGTCCCACTCATTATATTATTATAATAAAATTAATTTAATTATTTAATTTCAAATAAGTAATTCTAAAATAATAAATAACTATTATCAACATAATAATTCCAATAATTAGATAGTAATAATACATACATATCGTTTTACTACTACAAATATTATAAACATCAACTATATTATTCTGAATATTATTACATATTTCATAATATTCATTATAGACATAATAATAGATTTCTTTATTATTATTGAATGCTTCTTTCATAAGTGGATTATTGAAATTTAAATCATTATTTGAAGGGTTAAATAATATTGAATTATAACTAAAATCTAATATGGGATTTATTCGATATTTATAAAAGAAAGTATTTAAATTTGATTTTGAAAATATTTCTTTAGCATTATCATATAAATTATTATCAGCATAATATTTCATAAAGGTATAAGTGAAAAATGATGAAATTAATAAATCCTTGTATGAAACGTCATTATTATTCTTCAAAGTCATAAATTTTTCTACTGTCATCTTCTTAGTTTTAGAATTACTATACATCTCATTGATAGTATTTGTGATATAATAATAAAATTTAGACGTTGTGAAATGCAATTTCAAATCATTACATTTACCTTTAATAAAATCACCATCATTACTATTCTTTCTTTCTTCATCATAATTACATAATTTAGCTTTATCAATAAAATCTTTATTAATATTATCATAAATTATTTGGGTAATTGTATTGGATTTATTTGATAATACAATGATATTATATGAATTATAGATATAAAAGAGAATACCGAAAAATATAGAACCAATTACAAATGGAATAAATAAATTAAATTCTATTTCAAATTTATCTTTAAAAAATTGCGTGAGATTATAATTGAAATAATAATAAATTCCATAAATGATTAATAATACTGATATGAAAAAAATAAAATGAAAATCAAATGAAAAACTGTCATTAATATAAATGATATTTTTTAATTGATAAAATTCAGGAATATCTGCAAATAATAATTGACTTCTAAATGCTCTTGCAACATAAGAATTAAATAAATAATTGTTTTTCATAATAATATCTATTATAATCCATAGAATAGCAACGAAATATATAAATAATAAGAAATAATATAAAATTCTTTTAATAAACCCACAATCTTTATCAGTATCGCTATTTGTAATATCATTAATAATCACATTTACTTCATTTGTAAATTTCATTTTATTAGTGAGGTAATAAATGACGATTTCCACAAAGGGTTTTATAAAATTATCATAAATTTCTTTGAATTTCATTTATCTATTTTATAAAGATTTTATTATCCATAAAAATAAAATTACTGATACAGGAATACTTATTCTAACTAAGAAATCTTGCATCGATGATAATAAATTTTCAGTTAAATATTGATTAATATAATGAAATAATACTTTTTCAAGTGATATGCCCAATACGATTATTAATGATAATGCCACTAATTTAAGGACATCGTTTTTAGACATAACCATTCTATCCCAGAATGAATATTCAGGATTTCTTTGAACTTTTTTAGGAGGAGCAGGTGGCGCTATTCGATATTGTTGATTATCATAATTATTAGTATTAGCATAAGAATTTTGATAATTAACATTATAACCATTAGGTACTATCATAGGAGGTTGTTTTTCCTCTCTATTTTCAAATTTTTCTCTATTATCAAATTTCTCCCTATTATCAAAACCTTCTTTTTCTTTATTAGGCATAGTGAATTGTGCACTTTTTTTATTTTCATTAGCATCATACCCTCCGCCACCACCACCTCCATTTCCACCACTATTCATATCATCTTGATCATCATAATTCATATTTGAAATATTACCACCATCAGTAAACATTTCGTGATTATTAGAATAGGCATCTTTTAATGAAGTCATTTATTATTTTATAATTCTTTCTAAACAATAAAAATATTTTATTAATAAATAGAATGAGTAAATATAATAATATATTAAATTTATTTTCATTGACATTAGTATTAATTATTTTGTTCGTAGTTATGTATGGTTGCCAATTCCGCATCTATAATAAAAAAAGAATAGAAAGATTTTCTACTAGTAAAGATGAAAATGATAAAGAAAAACAAGAAGGAAAAGAAAACGATGATAAAGAAGAAGGAGAAAAAAGTGATGATAAAGAACAAGGAAAAGAAGATATTGGAGCGAGTGAAAATTTTGAAGACAGTGCTACACCACCTCCAATAAATAAAGAATTGAATGAACAAGAAGCAAGATTATTAGAAGGTTTTATAAATGAGAAATTTACTGACGCTCAAATAAATGATTTAATATCAACTGGTGAATTTAAAAAAGAATATTTAGAAAATATCATTAATTATATCGATAATTTATCAAAAAAAAATAAATAATTTATAATGATTATTAATAATTATATTTCTGTTCCATAATTTTATAATCATTGATATTATCCCTTGATAAAAATTCATCTTTTAATTCTTGTTCATCATTAATAACGATTTCTTCTTCTTCATTTGTATAATTATAATCATTAAAATTTAAGGTATAATTGGGATTTAAGATTGAATTAAATTCTTCTATTTTATTTATCTTAGCTTCATAATAATAAATAGCAAGTGTTATATTATGATTAATTCCTTTAAAATCATATAACAGTCTTTTACTTGTTTCAAATCTTAAACTTAATTTTCCCAATTTTCCAATTGGATGAAATTCACGAATTGGAATTTTTGTCACATATAACTTTTCATCATTAAAACCAAGACTGTTAGTTCTAAATTTTGCAATTCCTAAATTATTATTCGTATATGATAAGGAACCAAAAGAATATTCTTCAATTTCAGGCGATCTCATAAGAATATATTTCTCACCAGTAAAACAAACCATTCCTGGTGCTATAATATTATGAATAAGATCATTTCTTTTATTTAAATAAGTATTATTTCCGAGTAAATTAATTATTTCATAATCATTCATAATACGACTTATAAAAAATCTTTTTGATTTTAATATATTAATATGAGTATTATATGTATATTTAATATTATGATCTCTTTTATTTGCGAATAAATCAAAACCCAGTGTTTCTGCAATAGTACTATCATTCATATTTATAATAAAAGGTTTTGAACAATTAAATTGAATAACATCTGTTAATTGTGTTGGATTTGATATACAAGAAATAAAAAAATCTTTTTTAGAAAAATCTAAATTTGTATTAAAAAAATTTATAAATGATTGCGTATTATAATCTATTGGTTCAAATATATATTCTTTAAAAAAATTGGCATAAGTTGGATCATTTTTAATAGTAAGATCAATTGAATTAATTTTATTATTAAAATCATTTATATCATTATTACTATGAACATAATAATAAAATGAATTATTATATTTATCAATCGAATACATAGTTCTTGGAATACTAGTATCAATAATATCAAAACCCATAACATTTTTAATAGGAACGTCAAAATTAACGACATAATTATTAGGATCTGGATAAATATCAAAATCTCTATTTTTACTATCAATAAGACAAATATAAGTTTGTTTAATACTATTTTTTTTTAATTGAATAATATCTTCAATGGACATTATTTATTATTATTATTTTCTTTTTATTCTTATAATAATGGCGAATAATTTTTATAGCAATTATTTCTTAGGTTTATTAGGTCAAATAAAATTATTTCATTGGACTACGAAGAAATATTCAAGTCATAAGGCTTTGGACGATTTACATAAGAATTTAAGTGAAGACATTGATAAATTTGTGGAAGTTTATATAGGTAAAAATAATCTAAATTCAAATGGAATAACTGATATTAATATTACTATGAATGCTCAAACAATGGAAGAAAACGACGTTAAACAATATTTGAAAAATCAAACAGAAGTTTTAAGAAGAATAAGAAGCAAGAATTCAACGGAACTGCAAAATATCATTGATAATATGACGGCAAATATTAATCAATCATTATATCTCTTAAATCTTGAATAAATTTCTTTAATGATTACTATAAAGCATAAATCGTAATGATCTTGGATTTAAGGAAAGTTTATTTAAGGACATTTGATTTAAGGCACTTATGAAAGGTTCATAATGAGATATTAAGAATTCGGTAATCACATCATCGCTATAAGGGAATGTATAGATTTTATAAAATTCTGTTAAATAAAATAAAAAGATTGTTTTAAAGATGATATAAGCAAATATATGACAGTCCTTATCAACCCAAATATTATTCAATAATCTTTTTTGGATATTTAAGATTTGTTTAGATTTTATTAATGAATAATTTAATTCTTTTTTGTATAATTCATAAAAATCTAATTTATATTCAATACTTATGAAATATAGATGAATTATCATTGCCCAAAATTCAACTATTGCTTCATTTGGATCAAAATTAATTCTTTTATCTATTTTAAAACATTCTTTTAATCTTTTAATATTAATTTCTTTAAATTGACTATGAATTAATTTATTATGATGTATTAATTCGTGTAATATAACTTTTGGCAATTCTTCCATTCTTATCAAATAAATTGTATTCATATTCAAATAAGTAAATCCTGAATTGATATTTGATGCGCTTAATTCTTGATAAATATCATTATTAAATAATTTTTTCAAAGGAGTTAATAATAAATAAATATTAAATGTTTTATCATAATGTTGTGAAATATTATAAACTCTTTTTACTATCTTATTAATTTTTTTTTGTGGATAATTATTTTTATATAATATAAAATAATTTATGTTATAATATTTAAATTTATGAATTTTATCTAATTTATTTATCTCATTTTTTATATTAATATCACTTCCAAAGAATACTAATGCATCTTTTTTTATTTTTTCTATTTCATTCATTATTTTCTTTTATATATAAATATTTATTTTATTAGAATAATTATAATTATAGTTAGTTATGAATTTTAATAATCTTAATAATAATTGTCCATATAAAAATTTAAATATTAGTCCTACGTCTTCAATTGAAGAAGTTAAGAAGGCATATAGAAAGATTGCTTTAAAATGTCATCCAGATAAATTAAATAATATTAGTGATATTGAAGAAAAAAATAAGAAAATTAAAGAATTTACAGAAGCAACAAATAGTTATAATAGAATTATGAATAAAGATAATAATTCTTTTCAAGATTTTTATTTTAATAATAATTATGATTTTAATGATTATAATTATGAAGATTGGGATAAAACTTTCGATGACATTATTAATAGTAATCTATTTAAGGAGTTTGTAAAAATTTTCAATAAAAAGAAGAATATTAAACACACTTTTAATTTAGATATAACTTATGAAGATTATTATAGTAAAAATAAAAAGAAAATAAGAATATTTTTAAAAAATTATAAAAAACCCATTTATATCAATCTTGATTGTAAAAAATATCCTATTGCTATTTATAATTATATGGACGACGATAAAGATATTGACCACGAAATAACATTCAAATTAAATATTATTAGTGGCGACGACGATAATGATTATGATTATAATAATGATAATGATAATGATAATGATAATGATAATGAAAGAGATGATGATAATTATTCACATATTATGAATGAAGATGGGACAATTGATTTAATTTATAATATGAAAATTTCATTAATTGATTATCTCGTTGGTGGTATGAAAGAACATTTATTTTTAAATGATGAAATTATTATTATTAAAATTGAACCATTTTCAAGAAATTTTATCATAAAAGGTTTAGGAATTAATAAAGGAGATTTAATATGCAAATTTATATATGAACCTATTAAATTTAATGAATGGGAAAAATTAAGTAATAACGATAAAGAAACAATCATTTCAATATTAAATAAGATTATTTTACCATCATTATGATTATCTAAAATAAAATTGATATAAAGATTTATTATTATTATAGAAATATAAAAATGCCTTCACTACCAAAAAAATTAGCATCAAAACCTAAAGTCACCGAGAATGAAATTGTTCCTGCTCCAGTTCCTACTCCAGCACTAGTCGCTGTAACTCCGGAACCATCAAAAACTGATCTTGATACTCCACCACCTGCACCAAAAAAAGCAGCAGCACCGCGAAAACCTAAAGCAGAAGTTAAGACTGTTGAAGCAAAAGATGATAAGAGTGATGATAAAGAGGAAAAGAAAGAAGGAGATGAAACTTCAACAGAAGCAACTGCTCTCAATGATAATGCAGTTGCTCTTCTTGTTGAGAAAATAACTTCTCTCGCTGCTCTTATTAAGGATATTCAAGTATCTATTAAACCAGTTGTTAAGGAACACGATAAACTTCGTAAAATTGTAGAGAAGATCCAGAAGAAACGCGAGAATGCTCGTAAATCTCCATCTGGATTTGCTAAACCGAATAAGATTTCAAATGAACTATGTGAATTTATCGGTGTTCCTCCCGGAACTGAGAAATCACGAACTGAAATCACTCGTTATATTAATGCTTATGTGAAAGAACATAATCTAAATAAGCCAACTAATCGAAGAATTATTCTTCCTGATGAGAAACTTAAGAAAATTCTCAAAACTAATAATGATGAGGAAGTAACATTCTTCATTCTTCAACGTCTCATTTCTCATCATTTCCCATCAACTAAGAATGGAGTTATAAGTCCAGCTGTTGTTGCTACTTAAATTCTTCTTTCTTTCAAACTTCTCTTATTTTTCTCATATTTATATTTAAAAATAAATATCTAAATTATATATATGTCATCTATCTATATAAATGATGTTTGGAATGTTTATTTCCATGATCCCTATGATATGAACTGGGATATTAATAGTTATAAATTTATTACTTCAATTAGCAGTGTTGAAGATTATGTGAATGTTTATAAATCATTTGAGAAGTTATGGACAAATGGAATGTTTTTTATTATGAGAGAGGAAGTAACACCGAGATGGGAAGATGAAAAGAATATTAATGGTGGTTGTTTATCATTTAAAGTTAATAAACCTGAATTTAATGAAAAGTTTTTTGAAATTTGTTCTTTAATGTTAGGCGAAACTCTCGGAAAGACAGATATGACATCTACATTCATAAATGGATTGTCAATTAGTCCAAAGAAGAATTATCATATTATTCGTATTTGGTTAAAAAATAATGAAAGAGTAACTAAGAATTTTTTTAATTTAAATGTTCCCAATTATTCAATTGTTATGTATAAATCACATAATGAATAAATTTTCTTATTTATTTATATATAAATATAATTATTAATATTGATTATATAAAATATGGAAGATAAGTTTAAAGAACTCGTATATAGTGATGACTATAAGAGAGTTTTATTCGATGAATATTTATATTCATTAATTGATGATTATGAAGTCAATGAAATGAATGATAATCAAAGATTATTTATAAGAAATGATTATAAATTATTTAAATTGAAAAATATTAATTTCCCAGAAATCTTATTAGGTCTTGTGAGTGATCTTCTTGATAAAGTTAATTTAGAAATAATAATAAAAGAAACTTATTCAAAAAATGATGCTAATTATAAATGTAGTATTAAGAGTGATTTAGAACATTATAAATTTATTCAAAAAATTTATTATAATTTTAATATTAAATGTGATGAGAATAATAGAATTTATGTTGATACATTCGTAGAAAAAAAATTTAGCAATGATGAAGTTAATGAACTTGATAAGATCTTCCTAGAAATCTTATTAAATTTCATTAAAGATAATTTGACATCTTATTTAAAAAAAGATATTATTAATTTTAAATTAAGTAAGATTAATCTTCGCTCTTTTGTGCTAAACATAATTTAACACTTCCCATTGATGCAATACTATATTGAAGAATTATTGGATATGAATTTTTGAGATAAATTTCAACAGTTGAACATAGATTTGTGCATTTCGTGAAAATACTCAAATATTTTAAACTAAACACACCTTGAATAATTTCTTGCGAATTCTTTTCATTATTTTTTATCTGGATATTTTGTGTCTCAGTTGCTAATACAGTCTCCTGACAGCAAAATTCACCTTGACAACTTAAAATCAATTTCTCGCCAATATTCTTAATTTCTATATATTCTGCAAGATTATGCATATCTCTTATAATCTTCTGTAGATAAGTAGAAGGCATTGTGATGATTGTATTAAAATCAGCAGGAGGAATATCGACATTAATAACATCAATATCTAACATAGATAATTTATAAGTTGTTTTAACATTCTTCTCATTATTCTCAATAGTTATTCCTAGAATATTAGGATCGTTCTTATGAATAAATAATGATAATATATCACCATTTTGAATTGTCTTTATTAACATATGAAATTTTAACATATTTATCCCAACATATAATTTCTTCATACAATAATAACTCTCGAACTTATCAGCGTGCAATTTCAAATGAATTAAAACGATATGAGTATTATCCAACGCCACTATTTTCATGCCATTCTCATCAAATTCTAGATTGACATCCATCAAAATCTCTTTCATCGCATCTATGACTGATTTTATAGTCGATGCTTGTATCGTTTTTATCTCTAATATGTAATCGCTCTCTGTCATTATTGTTTAATTATTTATATTTAAAAATAAATTCCTTATATATTCAACAAAATAATTAAATTCAAATCAAAAAAATAAAACAAAACTTAATTATCTATATGAACAGGTGGATCTTCTTTTTTTATTTCAGGTTTAACATTACCAGTCATTAAATTGCTTATAAGAGTTGAAGTAGTTGAATAACCTTTATAATATTTAGCTCCTTCATTAAATAACCACCATCTATTATCATCTCCATAATCAGAACCTGAATTATTTGCATATTGTTTTTCAATTATTTCGTGCAATTGAGTGTAATTATAACTCATTTCTTAATTATTATTATCATTATTTTTATTCTTATTCATAACTTTATACATTTCTTGGTCATAATCATCACAAGTTTCACGAACATTATCTAATATTGTTCTTTTCTTTTTCTTTTGTGTAATATTTATATTCCATAAAATCTCCAATGTTTTGACTACATCTTTATTATTATTATAATAAGTCTCTTTAACAACTTCATCACTTGTATTCACTGGTGCTTGTGATATGATTTCATTAATTTCATTGATTTCATTCTTCTCATTCATTTCTTTTATATTATTTAATAAATAATTATATAATTATATTAAATATTTATACTTACTTATTATTAAAGTACTATATTTATTACTTATTTCATATGCCATAACTTCAAATGGATGTTCATTATTATTAGAACTTTTAACTAAGTCATTAATACTAATAGGATTTTTAGAACTATATTTATAAATCATTTCAATATTATTTTTATCTTTATAGATATATTCATCTAAATCTGGATTAGCTCTTATTGATGGTTCTGTTGCTCTTTTTCTTGAAATTGTATAACCATTTGATAATAAATATTTATTTATTTCTTCTTTATTATATCTTTGATATATATGAATTGATTCGTGAATTAAGATTTCTATTAAAGTATCTTCATCATAATTGATAAGTTTAGGAGATAGAATTATAATGTCTTCCCTCGTATGTGGGTAGCCTTCTTCATAAACATTATCAATTAATGCAAATTTCCATCTATACTTATTAAAATAGAAAGAATTAGCAATTTGAGTACATTTATTTAATTTTTCTATTTGAGTTTCATTAAAATTTAAACAATGATTTATAACTTTATAAATATATTGATCTTGTGTTTTAACTTTTCTCGCAATCAAATCAAAATCACTTAATGATTTTATATAATTGTCATTATCATCTAATATGAATTTAACTGTTTCTTCTCTATTTAAATAATAATTGTCCTTATAACTATCATTATTACGACTTTCAAATTTATCTTTATAATTATTATTATAGTCAAAATAACTTAATATAAAAATAATTAATAATGTTATTATTATAGTACTGAATAATAAATACAATTTAATCATATATCATATAATTTATATATATAAAAAATTATGATGTTCATTATCTTTCTTCATAATTATATATTTATCAATAAAATTTTTTGTGATTGTAAATGGAAAAGTTATTAATTCATTATCTATTTTTATATATCTATGTAAATTAATATGTGAAAATATATTATTTATATTTCTCTGTAAATTTCTCACTCCGTGTTCAGTAGTCGTTTTATTAATTAAATATTCAATATTCTCATTGTCAATAATAATTTCATTTTCTTTAAAATTATAAGATTTTGCAATATCTTTAATTAAGAAATCACTACTTAATTTAATCTTATCTTTGATTGTATAATTATTTGCTTTAATAATAATCATTCTATCTCTCAAAATTGGATTAATTTTTTCAATATTATTAAAAGTAAAGAACATTAAAGACTTGGATAAATCTAATTCAATATTATCAAAAAATTTATCACTATAATTACTATTCTGAGTGTTGTCTGTGATATGAATTAAGGTGTTTATAATTTCTGCCCCCTTTTCTGTTTCTGAAACTTTATCCAATTCATCAAAAAAGAAAATAGGGTTCATTACTTTCGCCTTAATAATCTCCTCTAATATCTTTCCGTGTCTTGATCCGTGATAGGTATATGAAAAACCATTCAAATAAGTCGCATCTGAAACACCTCCTAATGGAATGAATGCAAATGGATATTTAAGAACTTTTGCAATTCCATCTTTTACGAGTTTAGTCTTTCCTACACCCATCGAACCTTCTATACCTATGACATAACTATTAGCATTGGGATTACTTATTATCTGTGCTATAATTCTTAAAATTTGTTCCTTAGTTTCTGTATGTCCATAAATCTTATCATCAAATTCTTTTTTAATATTATTTAAATAATCACTTATCTTCGTTCTTCTATTATCAAAATCATTTTTATGATAAACACCAAAAGGAATTGAACATAAGGTATTGACATAATTAATCAATTTAGAATTATCATCTTTATCATCCTTCTTTTCTTTAATTTTATCTAAAATGATTTTCTTATTTTGAATAGAATTATTTGATAATATTATCTTAAATCTTAGAGGAATATCATTATCACTTGAATAATTTTGCAATTGTTCTTCAACGCCTGCAATCTTATCCTGAATTGATGTTCTCTGCTTTTTATAATAATTATATTCTTCTTTATTATATTCAATTATAAATTTTCTTTTAGTATTGCGAGTATTTCTTCGATCATTATTATAATTATCTCTCATTTATTATTATTCTTCTTCTTTTTATCCTTATAATTATTCTTATTTTTATTATAAAAATAATTATGAAAAAAATAATTAAATACAACAGCGATAATAATAAGATTTTCCGCTATTCTCATTAAATCGTAAGATTTCAACTATTTCGCCTTGTTTCAATCCTAACCATTTAGCAATAACATCAGTTCTAAGAATTATAGGCATTTGTAATTTATTTTTAACTAAGTATTTATTCATAACCTCAGTTGCCTCTTCTGTTGTTAGTTTTCGATGTGGAGGAACTAATTGATGTTTAGTTGGATTGAATTGTAATTCATTTAATTGGAAATATTGAAGCATTCCCTTCTTCTTCTGTAAAATCTTATCAATTAAATTTAATTGAGTTATTGTAGGTGTTGTGAGAATATCATTTCCAAATATTAGAATAATATTATTCTTACCATTATAAGCATCGATGAAACTTTCAATATTTGTTTTACTTTTTTTCAATTGATCTATAATATCAGTTCTTAATTTCTTTGTTAATGCAAATATTATAGTCGTATTATCAGTATTAAATTCAATAACATTTGCATCATTATAAAATTCTTCCCTGTCAATATCTGCTTCGTGTTCATCAAACTCTGCTATATCATCATTCCTCAGTTCTTTCAACATATTTTTCAAATTCTCAATCGCAATATCTATTTCCATTTTTTAATAATATTTAGTTCTATCTGTTTATATATCATTTTTTATTTATTTTTTTGAAAAAATTGATTTTGTTATTTTATTATTGATGTCAAATAAATAGAAAACAATGATTGAAGAATTGACATCTTTCTATGTTGATTTTAAGCAATCACCTGTTATTTTTACATTTATTAGAGATGAAAATTTTATAAAAATTCTTGTAGATGATGATAATATTATTATTATAATTGAAATTAAAAATTTGAAAAAATATTCATTATTATATCAATTATATATTCTTTCTCTATTATGTAAAAATGATGATGAATCAAAAATTTGTTGTATAAATAGAAATTTTATTTATAATAATTATGATTATGTTTATCGTAATTATGATTTTATTAAACTTCATAAAGATTTATTGATACTTGCTTTCGCTTATAATTCGAGTAAGTATCCAACAAAAGAAACAAGTAATGAAGAAATTATTAAAAGTGAAAAAAGAATAAAATTTTATTTTAATGATAATATTAATACAAATCCTTTAAGAATTGTTAATGATTTTATTGTAAAATCGATTAAAGAAAGTAATATTGAAAAAGTTATTGAATATGAAAAAAGAATTAATATTCTCACTTCAATTCGTGCAATGAATAGAGATATTTATTATAATATCTTAAAATTCATATGAATGAAAATTAAATTTGTTTTTAATTTTTTATAAATTTTAAATAAAAATGATTTTTGATATTTGATAATTAAATTATACAAATGATTGAGATCACTTGCTTTTATTTCAGCGATCGCGGAATTCCTGTTAATTTTACTTTCGTGAAATATGAGAAATTTATGAAAATTTATTTGAATTATAAATCAATTATTATGAGCATTGAAAACTTCGAGAAATCAGAAATATTAAATCTGGTATATTCTCTCGCTTTGAAATGTACCGAAAATTCGAAAGAAATTTCATCGATTGTTGGTGAGAATAATGAATTTATTTATGGCGTTTTCACTAAGTCCATTAGATTTCAATATCAAATTTCTAATAAATATGATTTCATTATCCTCAAAAAGAGATTTTTGAAAAATCCTCTACTCTCACAAGAACCAAAACGCGAGACGAGCATTAAGAAACAGAATAAATTTTTGAGAATGTTGATTTATGAATATGGAAGAATTACTGATTATAATAGAACATAGAATTGTATTAATTTAATTGAAAAAGAATAACAAATTGATTTTGTTATTTTTTAAAATAAAATTATCATAATTGCTATGATTGAGATCAGTTGTTTTTCTATATATTTTTTCAATTGTCCCATAGTTCTTATTTTCATTAAATATGAAAAATTTATGAAAATTCATTTGAATGAGAAGACTATTATTATAGCAATTGAGAATTTAAAAAAATTTGAATTATTATTTCAATTGTACATTCTTTCATTGCTATGCACAGAAGATTTAAATGTCTATATAAATAATTCTGTTTATGGCGTTTATACTGAAACAATTTCAAGTCATTCTTATTTTAATGGTCATTATAAATTCGTTGGTCTTCAAAAGAAAGAGGATAAAAATCCTCTTTTCTCTAAAGAACCAATAAGAGAGACAAGCATTAAAAAACAGAAGAAATTTATGAAAGCACTTAATTCTGATTTTGAATTCTTCTTACCTTTGAACGCAATCAAGTATTACCAAAATCGATTGATTACTGATACAAAAATTTATAAAATCATTCAATATGAAAATAAAATTAGTATTCTTAGTTCTATTCGAAATTGTAATATTGATATTTATGAAAATCTTATGAAGTTCATTTCATAAGCTCTCATTTTATATGAATGGCAAATTAATTTTTGTCATAATTACTCATTATAATAGAACATAGATTTTTTTGTATTAATTTTTATGAATTTAAGATAAAAATGATTAATTGAAATTAAAATAAAATTACCCCTAAACAAGGTCACTCATTCATTTTCATTTCGATATGACTGAGATTAGCTGTTTCTATTCTGCATACGACCGCGAACCCAGAAACTTTACTTTCATCAAATACCAGAAGTTTATGAAAATTTCCCTGTGTAATAAGAGCATTGTAATGCGAATTGAGAATTTGAAAAGTCATCCAGGACTTTTCAAGTTCTATATTCTCTCTCTATTATGCACGGAAGATCCTAAGCGAATATGGTCAATTGATGATGATAATGGAACTGAGGTCTTCGGCGTTTCGACTGAACGACTTAGAGATCGATTTGGCTTCACTGGCACATATGATTTCATTATGCTCGAAAAAAGATGTTTCAAAAATCCTCTTCTCTCTCAAGAACCAAAACGAGAGACGAGCATTGGAAAGCGGAACAAATTTTTAGATATGATGGATGAATTGTTTTACAGACGCGTCAATGCCTACCAAGCAATTAGATTGTATCAAAACCAATTGATAGTTGATACAGGTGCATCGAAAATCGTCGATTACGAAAAGAGAATTAATGTTCTCTGTTCTATTCGAGGGTTCAATCGAGACATCTATTCGGCAATCAAGAAGTTCTTGTGAGGTTGGTTTATTATTCTTATTAATGGCAAAATTTATTTTTGTCATTATTGAATGAATTTTTAAAATAAAATAAAATTGTATTTATTTTTATTTTGAAATGATAAAAATGATTATTTAAAATTAAAAATTAAAATTATCCAGTTTCGATATGACTGAGATCAGCTGCTTCTTTTATTCGCAAGGACATAGACCCAGAAATTTTACATTCGTCAAATATCAGGAGTTTATGAAAATTTCCTTGTGTAATAAGAGTATTATCATCCGTATTGAGAATTTGAAGAGAAATGAAACGATTTTTCGGTTCTACATTCTCTCTCTATTATGTACGGAAGATCCTACACGAATTTCGATTATTGATGTTGTGCGAGGTATTGAGATTTTCGGCATTTCTACTGACATTCTGCGAAATCGTTCTACTTTCGTAGGTTCTTATGATTATATTATGCTTGAAAAGAGATGTTTTAAAAATCCTCTTCTCTCACAAGAACCGAAGCGCGAGACGAGTATGAAGAAACAGAATAAGTTTATGAAATTAATTCATCAGTTGTTCGATAGGCGTGTTAATCCTCGAAGAGCTATTGACTTGTATCAAAAACAAATGATTGCTAATACAGATGTTATGAAAATCGTCGAATACGAAAAGAGAATTAATCTTCTCTGTTCTATTCGACGGTTCAATCGAGACATTTATTTGACAATCAAGAAGTTCTTATGAGACTTGGTTTCTTATTCTTCTTTCATATATGGCAAAATTAATTTTTTGTCATTATTTAAAAGTAAATGAAAAATAAAATGATTTTTTATAATTTTAAAGATAATTACGATCATCAATGACTGAGATTACTTGCTTTTATGTTGAATTTGAGCGTGGATCACCTATCAATATGACTTTCATCAAATATAAGAATTTTATGAAAATTTCTTTGGATAAGAGAAAAATAGTAATTGCAATTGAGAATTTGAAAAATTATCAAAAATTATTTGAATTCTACATTCTCTCATTATTATGCACAAAGAAATCAAATACTATTTACACATTTGATAATAATATTTATGGTATTATGAGTGAAAAAGTCAATGGACGGCATTTGACATTCACTGGAAAATATGAATTTATTATGCTTGATAAGTTTTATAAAAATCCTCTCATCACACAAGAACCAAAACGAGAGACAAGCATTAAGAAATTGAAGAAATTTTTAAAGATGATGGATGAGTATTTCGTATCAGATATTAATTCATTGAAATTAACTGAATTATATTTGAGAAAGACAATTTTAAATACAAACATTTATAAAATTATTGAATATGAAAAAGAGATTGAAATTCTTAGTTGCATTCGATGCGTCAATAGGGACGTTTATTCTGCCATTAAGAATTTTATGTGAAAATGAAAAATAAAAATGATTTTTTATTTTAAATTTTTTATTTTTTAAAAATAAAAATCACAAATGATTGAAATTAGTTGTTTTTATGCTGATGATGATAAATTTAATGAACCTATAAATATTACTTTTATTAAATATGAGAAATTTATGAGAATTGCCTTAAATGAAAGGAAAATGATAATAAGAATTGAAAATTTGAAAAAATCCCAATTCTTATTTGAATATTACATACTTTCTTTATTATGCACTAAGGATTTGAATAAGACTTATTTATTTAATAATGAAGTTTATTGTATATCAAGTAATAAATATTGGAATAATTCAATATTTTCAGATAAATATAATCTCATTAGAATTAAGAGTATTTCTAAGAAAGATCCTCTTCTTTCACAAGAACCAAAGCGAGAAAGTAGTTTCAAGAAACAATCTAAATTTTTCAAATTGATGTATCATTATTTTTATACAATGCATATTAAAGATCCATTTCATCTTATTAAAGATTATATTTCATCATCAATTACAAAAACTGAAATGAAAGAAATAATTGAATACGAAAAAAAGATCGAAATCCTCAGTTGCATCCGTGGAAGTAATAGAGATGTTTATTCGAGCGTCTTGAAATGGTTGTAAATTTGTATTTGATTTTTAGTATTCATAAATAAAAATGATTTTTTTTATAAATTTAAGAAAATTATCATCATCCAATGGTTGAAGTTAGTTGTTTTTTCTTCAGTTCCAGCATTGATTGGGTCAATTTTACTTTCATTAAATATGAGAAATTTATCAAAATAATTTTTCAAGGAAAAATGATGGTATTGGCGATTGAGAATTTGCGAAAATATGATGAATTATATCAATTCTATATCTTATCTCTATTATGCACAGAGGACGTTTCAAAAATTAAATCTGCTAATTATGACTCATGGAGAAAGACGAATGATTATGCGATTTCAACTCTCAAATATTGGAAATACGGATCATACAACGATGATTATGTGAATATTACACTTGAAAAGGAATGCACTAAAAATCCTTTACTATCGCAAGAGCCAAAGAAGGAAACGAGCAATAAGAAACAGAAGAAAATAATAAGAAAGTTTAACCGATATTTCAATAATTATATGTTCAAACATCCGTCATATTACATTAATAAATTTCTATTAACATCGATTGAGAGAACTAATATTCAAGAAATTATTGAATATGAGAAAAAGATTGAAATCCTCAGTTGCATTCGCTCCGCAAATAGGGATGTCTATTCGACAATTTCGAAGTTTCTTTGATTTGAGCTTTCTTATTCTTATGAATGACAAAAATTTAATTTTTGTCATTATTTTAAAATAAAAATGATTTTTTATAAATTCAAAATAAAGAATTATTATCATTAAATTAAATGGTTGAAGTTAGTTGTTTCTACATTCATTTCAAGATTAATTCAATTAATTTTACTTTCATTAAATATGAGAAATTTATAAAAATCATTTTTCAAGAAAAAAGAATTGTTATGAAAATTGAGAATTTGAGGAATTATCAAATATTATTTCAATTCTATCTCTTATCTCTCTTATGCACTGAGGACGTTTCAAAAATCTCTTGTGTAAAGAATGATTATGCAATATCAACTCTCAAATATTGGAAATATTCATCATATTGCGATGTTTATGATAATATTACACTTGAAAAATCTTGCACTAGAAATCCGTTTCTATCACAAGAACCGAAACGAGAGACGACTATTAAGAAATTGAACAAACTTTTGAAGATGATTAATAGTTATTATAATAAACAGACTTTTAGACATCCTTCATTTTACATTAATAATTTAATAATAAAAAAGATTGCAGAAACAAATATTGAAAATGTTATTCAATATGAAAAAGAAATTTATCTTCTCAGTTGCATTCGAGGACTAAATAGAGATATTTATTCAGCAATCAAGAAGTTTATGTGAATATGAATATGAATATGTATTAATTTTTTTCTAAATTTGTAAAAATTGATTTTGTTTTTTTTATAAAAATATTACCCCTAAAAAAGGTCAGTATATAAAATGATTGAGATCAGTTGTTTCTACATTCATTACAATCGTGTCCCTGTCAATTTTACCTTCATTAAATACGAAAAGTTTATGAAGATCATCTTTCAAACAAAGAAGATAGTAATACCAATTGAGAAGTTGAAAAATCATCAGTTGCTATTCCAGTTCTATATTCTCTCTTTGCTTTGTACCGAAGATCCTTCAAAGGTTTCTCGTGTTAGGAATGGTTATGGCATTTCGACTGAAAAATTCTGGAAGTACATCGAGTTCTACCAAGATTATGATGTCATTACGCTCCAGAAAGACAGGAAGAAAAATCCTCTAAGTTCGCAAGAACCGAAGAGGGAGACGAGTGCAAAGAAGCAGAAGAAATTCTTCAAGTTGTTGGAAGGGTATGTAAAACGGCAATTTTTCCGCGATCCAATGTTCTACATCGATAATTATCAGTCTGAGTTGCTCGAAAGAACAAATGTGTCTGAGATTATCCAGAAGGAGCTCATGGTCTGAGAGAAGGTTGAATTTTATAAATGGCAAAATTAATTTTTGTCATTTTATTTATTTATTTAATACAAATATTCATAATTATAATTATAATTATAATTATAATTATAATCTTAATCATAAAAAATGATTGAAGTAAGCTGTGTATATACTCATTATAATGGAAGATATATGAATATAGTTTTTATTAAATATGAGAAGTTTATGAAAATCATTTTACAAAAAAGAATGATAGTTATTAAAGTTTTGAAATTAAAAACAATTCAAAAACTTTTTCAATTTTACATTCTCTCATTATTAACTTCAAATAATATTACCAGTATTTATTCAATTTATAATTTCAAGAAAAATAATATTATTTTTGGTATATCAACACAGAAGATATGGAAATATTTATCACTTTCGAATGGATATGACATCATACCAATTGAAAAAAATTCAACAAGAAATCCTCTTTTATCACAAGAACCGAAAAGAGAGACTGGATTGAAAAAGATGAAAAAATTTATGAAAATGTTATATTATTATTATGATAGGAATTATATAAATGATCCTGTGATTATTATAGATAATTATATATTAAGAATGATTTCTTTGACGAATGTAGAAAAAATAATTAAATATGAGAAACAAATTTATTTATTAAGTTGCATCAAAAGTTTCAATAATGATATTTATAATAACATCAAGAAATTTTTATAAAAAATGAATATTTATTTTTTTATTTTTATTTAATTTCAAAAATAGATGATTGAAGTCAGTTGTTTCTATATGGATTATAATTATGAACCTATCAATTTTACTTTTATCAAATATGAGAAGTTTATGAAAATCATTTTACAGAAAAGGAAGATAGTAATATCATTTAAAAATCTCTTAAATCATCAAATTTTATACAAATATTACATATTATCTCTCATAACAACGGAAGATACTAGTAAAATTTATTCAAATGATGGATTTGCTATTTATGGTATATCAACTGAGAAAATATGGAAATATTTATATTATGATAAAGGTTATGATATTGTTCCTCTTGAAAAAGATTATACAAGAAATCCATTCAAAACAAGAGAACCAATAAGAGAGACTAGTATCAAAAAACAAAAGAAATTATTCAAAATGATGAATTCTTATTATTATGATAAAAAACTTCTATGTGATCCAATGATAATAATGAATAATTATTTATCGATTTTAATTCTATCTACGAGTGTTCAAAAAATTATTGATTATGAGAAAGAAATTTATTTATTATGTTGCATTCGCGGTTTTAATAAAGACATTTATTCAACTATTAAGAAATTTATTTGATTTTTTGAAAATAAATATAAATAATAATAAAAATGATTTTTTTATTTGAAATTTGAGAATAAATAATTATCAATGGTTGAAATTAGCTGTTTCTACATAGAATTTTATTGTAATCCAGTAATCTTTGTTTTTATTAGATATGAAAAGTTTATGAAAATTATCTTAAATGGAATGAAGATAATAATATCAATTGAAAATTTGAAGAAATATGAGATGTTATTTCAATTCTATGTCTTATCTCTATTATGCACAGAAGATACTTCAAAAATCTGCTGTGTAAATAATGATTATGGCATTTCAACTAAACAATATAGAAAGAATAATTTTATTTATCGCGATTATGATTTCATTTATAGAGATTATGATTTTATTAAACTTGATAAAGATTTATTAAAAAAATCATTTCTTTCTCAGGAACCAAATGAAGAAACAGGATATGAAAAATTGAATAAATTCTTGAAAACAATCTGTTATTATTATAATAATCGTCTAATTAGTCATCCTTTATATCTAATTGACTTATTCCAGAAACTTTCAATTGATGATACTCATATTAATAAGGTTATTGAATACGAGAATAAAATTTATCTCTTATGTTGCATTCGTGGTTTTAATAGAGATGTTTATTCAAATATTAAAAAATTCATTTGAATTCATTTATTTAAATTTTTTTATATTTATGAATAATTTTAATTGTAATTCTTAATGATTGAAATAAGTAGTTTTTATATAAATTATAATAATGAACCTATTATTTTTACGTTCATCAAATATAATAATTTTTATAAAATTATTTTAGATGAAACATATGCCGTGATAGAAATTAATAAATTGAAAAATTATAAATTATTGTTTCAATATTATATTTTTTCATTATTATGCACAAATAACTATTATGATGTAAACGATTTGAATATTTGTTGTGCTAATAATGACAATGATAATTTCATTTATACAAATTTTGACGATAAATGCAATTATTACTATTATTTTGTTAAACTTTATAAAGCAATATTGAAAAAAATGTTTATTGCAAATGAACCAATAATAGAAACAAGTATCGAGAAATTAAATATAATTATTAATTTAATTTATTTATATTATAATAATAATCACATCAATCACCCTTTAAAATTAATTGATCAATATCAAAAACATCTAATAAATGATATTGATAAAAAAATTAATAAAATAATTACTTATGAAAATAAAATTTATTTCCTTTCTTGTATTCGTGGATTTAATAGAGACATCTATTCAAACATTAAAAAATTCCTTTATATATGACTTTCTATTATAATTATCAATAATGGTTGAATTAAGTTGTTTATTATCTTTATATCATTGTGATAATTATATTGATTATAATATTTATCCAATGGTGCGTTTTGAATTTAAATTTATTAAATATGAAAAATTTATAAGAATTAAATACGGAGATGAAAATAAATCAATTATAATAAGAATTGAAAATTTGAAGAACAATCAATTATTATTTCAATATTATATTGCTTCTTTATTATGTTGTGTTAATTATAAAGAAATTAATAAGGATAATAATTATGATTTATTTTCTGCAATATCAACAGTTGATTATTGGGTAATTCATCATAT